GAAGCCATTTGAAATTGCACCAAAGGTCAATGGGGGTGCTTGCTGGCCTGCCCCACATTACAATGATCCCACCCGATTGCTTTGCACAGACCAGCAAGCACTTGCCTTATCCTGCCCCATCAGTGGCCTGTGTCAATCCACCTTCAGGCTGCGCGCCTGGCCTTTCTTCTTCAGACACATCCCTGCCAATGATGCCCCAGCGCACAGCCAGGATCACACCCATACAGGCACAATCCCAGGCGTGATTGCCTGCTGTCTTTCCAGCTGGCATAATCCAATGGGCTTTGCCTGATCTGCTATCCTTCACCCTCACTTCAGCTGTGAGCTGTGCCACATAATCATCAGGCACATTTCTTGCATAGGTATGCAGCCTGCGTTTCTGCAATCCAGCCAGGAGATCCTTAGTGGCCAGATTGCTCCACACAATCATTTCACATCTGCGCGCCTGGCCTGGCACAAAGATCAGCTGCTTGTCGGAATAAAATCGTTTGGTGGTTTTAGTGCCCATATCCTGCACAGTGAAATCAGCCTGGCCACTTCCTCTCAGTGCCTTCCATCCCCTGGCTGCACATTGGGCATAGACCTCTTGCGTCTGATCTCCTGAGTCAACACCAGCCAGGGCTTTGTTTACCTGGTGGAGTTTAGCCAGATCATCAAGCTGTTGCCAGGTGTCCACCTTGCCAAACCAGCGCAGCCTGCTGTGGCCTGTCTTGCTCCAGCTCCTTACCTCAGCCCAGAAGAAGCCCCGCTGCACATCTATGGAAAGGGTGCGGAAGGGCACTGAGCCATCAGGGATATTGCTGCTGTGGATATCCACCACCCTGGCTTCAGGTGTGATCTTGGCTTCCATATCCCAATCATCACCCAGGGAATAATCACCAGCCTTGGCCTGGCTTGCAATCTCGCCACCATCTTCTGACCAGGGCAGTGCCAATCTCTTTTGCTTCCACACCCTGCGCCCAGACTCATCCCCATACAGGTCTGCACTCTCTTTGGCCTTGAGCATTCTCACAGCTTCCTTGCCCCAGGATGAATTAATCAGGCAATTCCAATGCAGGCCAACATTGCCCCAGCTACTGCCTGTGCTGGTGGCCTTGAAGCCTGCACCCCTTTCAGGGTTATTGGCTTCAGCCCTTACCCCTGGGGTATCCTTCAGCCTGACCTGGCAGTGCGCGCATTCATATGTAGTGCCCACTTCCACCAGCTTGGTATCCCACATACCACCCACCTTAGCTTCTTCAGGGAAGCGAATAAACTCCCACAGCCAGGGCTGAAGCTTGCTGCAGCTGGGGCAGGCAAAGTGCCACACCCTTTGATCAGTGCTGTCATACAAGCTGTGGAATTCATCACCCTTATTACCAGCCTGGCCAAAGGCCAGCACCCTACCCATCCAGCTGAAAGCCTGGGTGCGCGCTGAAGCTTCCAGGATATGCCCCCTGGGATACATCCAGGCTTCATCCATAATCACTGTGCGCAGGGAAAGGCGTTGCAGATTTCCCTCATTCCAAGCACCCCTGCAATACAGGGTTACACCATTGGTGAAATCGGCCACTGTGCTTTTATCATTATCCCCATCAGACAGGAGTGCCTTGGCTGGTGGGCATTGATTAATCAGTGGGCGCACATACCTGATGAAGAAATCTTTGGCTTCTGGATCTGTGGGCTGCAGCATCATAAAAGGTGCGGGGGCATTTACAATCTGCCACAGCGCATACAATCTTTGCAGCAGGGATTTGCCTGACTGCGTTGCAGCTATCACCACACCCAGCTTTGTCTCAGGATCAGTGAGGATGCGCAGTGCCTCAGCCAGCCAGGGTGTGCGCTTCAGGCTGAGCTTTCCCCTTATCATTGAGTCAGGCACATCATTCACATTATCTTCCACCCACTGCACCACATCACCTGTGAAGCTTGGCCTGATGGTATCCTGTGCTGTGGCCAGCAGCCTGGCTTCCTGGCTGGTCATAGGGTTTCCTTTGCCAGATCACTGCGCACTTCAATTGCCCACTTGGTAAGGGATTTAATGGCCGTTTCAGGTCTGTCAGGATTGCATCCCTCAGCACATTCAAGGGGAAGCTTGTCTAGCTTCTGCACCACCTTGGCCGTCCACTTGGCAATGAAGGCTTGGGCTTCACTCAGCTTGATCAGCTCCCTGGCTTCCACTGCCCTGGCCTTCTCCTTATCCTGTAGAAACACCAGCCCCTTCAAGCTGCCATTGTATGCTGTCTGCAGCTTGGCCTGGGCAGGATCGTTTCCAGATATTGCTGCCATCAGTGCATCACGCGCCAGATCAATGATGAGGATGTGCTGAGCCAGGGCATAATCAAGTGAGCCATTGGCCAGGGCTGTCACTGCCTGCAGCTGAACAGGGCTGAGCTGAGCAGCAGCTGGCTTGGGTGGTGGGGCTGGTAGCTTACGCAGCCTGCCTGCCTTGCGCGCCTTCAGCCAATCCCTGGCCTGCACCAGATCCTTGGGCATCCCTTCCTGGCACAGCTTGCTGACATAGCCAATTGATAGATCAAGCTGCTTGGCCAATTCCCTTTGCGTCATAATATTGATGGTAAATGATTGGCTGATTTAAGCCTGGTGCGTTTCCTGACCGCCTTTTGATGAAAACCCGTGTTTTTTGGCGGTGGTGGATGCCCCACGCCTCACAGGGGGGGGATTAATAGATTTCTTATGCACCCCTTTGGTCATATAACCATCAGAAAAATCATTTAGATTATTATCATCAGCTGCAGCCTGGGATTGTCTCATCCTGGAAAGCAATCCTGGTGCGATCTGGCCAGCGTGGGCTGCAAGCTTCAGCACTCGCACTGAAATGGCCTGCTTGGTAAGGCCAAGCCTTCTTGCAAGATCGTTTTGTGTAGGGGCATCACTTGTCTGCAGGATTATTTTCACCATATCGAAATGAGTTTGAACATTTTTATCTGATGATGCGCCCATCATTGCCAGCACATCACTGATGATCTCACCCACGCGCTCCCTAGTCACCCACCCATCAAACTCAGCTGGCTCATCTTTGTGCCTGGGATCTGCTGATGCAAATTTTGTATCATTGTCATAGACCAGGAAGCTGTGCCTTGGCATTGGCATCTCTCGATAGGGGATGATCGGGGGCATCTGGCTTCTTAGCTCCTTCTGCTGCTCCAAGGGTAAGCTATCAAACCAGGCATCAAACACAGCTTCCTCTGGCCTGCCATCTCTCAGCTGCTGTAATTGCTGCTGCACTCGCCTCTTTTGGGGATTGGAAGCCATAGGATAAGCAGATTTTTTGTTTATATTGGGGTTATTAGGTCAGAAATTAGCCCTTAGCCACTACAATCCAGGCATTTCTGCGCGCATCATAGGACAGCAGGCCATAGCGGACAGCCTGGACGCGCAGCCTTTTAAGCCTGGGTGGATCTGGCATCAGACCTTCAGCCAGGAGTGCCTCACTCATCAGCTGCTTGCTTTGGGATGCCTGGAAGGTCTTAGGAAGCCTTTGGATAACTTGGCTGACCACTTTAGCCTTTCTTACCTTCAAAGCCTTTCTGGAGGCAATGAGGGCATCCAGATTGGCCTTCATCAGCTCAGGGCTATCCTTCCACAGCCTTTTCCAATGCTGCAGCAGTGCCAGGGCTTTCATTTTAGGCTTATTCATCCAATGAGGGGGCAGGGGAGGAATAAAGGCAGCATCCCCTAGGGGCTAGCGCAGCGTAAAAGCCCCAAAGGGGTAATGCCTTTATATTACCCTTTAGGGTAATAGGTCTGTGCCAGGCACTGCCCAGGGTGCTTAGGCCAGGGCAGAAAGGTGCAGGCAGATTACACATCATTGTCTTGCGGGGGTGGCGCGTTGTTTATCTCCCACTTGATCTGTCCCCTGATCTTACTGTGTCGCACTCGCAGGCTTTCAGTGAAGAAGCCCTGGAGATCTCTCATCCCTGCCCTGCTCCCTCTCTTGCCCAGCTTGAAAATGAAGTGAGGCAGCTCATCATCTTCCCTGCGCAGGATGGCCGTGGCTCTGAACCAATTTGCCAGCTCACTACTGCCACTGAAATCATAGGTGCTGCTGGTCTTGCCTTCAGATTTCTTTGGTGGCTTGTTTTGGTGGTGGATGGCTATGAGCGCGCAGCCTGTGCGCATCAAGCAGGGCTGAAGGATGTGGCGCAGGAAATGGCTGCAATATTCCTGCTTAGATACATCCCCTGCTGCGAACCCCAGGAGAGGATCAATGATCAGAAGATCAGCCCTGTGCTTCTTCACCAGATCCTCAATGAGCAGGCCAAAGGCATCACCTGTCTTGATGGCTTCCCTGTATATGCTGACATTCTCGGCCAGGGTATCCAGGTCAGATCTGCTGAGTGACATTGAGGATGTAACATCCTGCCATTGCTCAGCCAGGTCAGCCAAATCATTCTCTGACTGCAGCAGCACAATCCTTAGTGGGCGCACAGGCTTGATGTGCCAAAGGTCACGGCCAAGTGCCCAGCTGACAATCATCTGTGTGGCCAGGGTGGATTTGCCACAGCCAGCCTGGGCACTGAATAGTAAGCTGCCACCTTTGCAGATCCATCTGTTGCCCAGGAGATTATTGGGATCATTGTGCCTATCGATATTATACAGATCAGCCAGGGGCATCTGCACTGTGGTGCTATCCTGGCTGCTGGTGGTGCTAATATCCTTGGCCTGAGCCATCAGGCTTTGCATCAGCTCATCTGGTTTGAAAGCTCCTGACTGTGCCTTGGCACTGATATCCCTGGCCAGATTGATGAGCTGGCGCGCCTGGTGCTTCTCCTGCAGGATGATGATGGCCTGCCTCAGATTGGCTGATGGGGCAAAGATGGAGCTGGTCAGCTCATTGATGTAGTGCAGGCCACCAGCTTGATCCAGGGTGAGGGTGCTGCGCAGCTGATTGGACAGGGTAAGCTCATCTGGGCTGATGCCCTGGGTGATGAGCTGCTGGCAAGCCTGGTAGATGGTCTGATGCTTTGGCTCAAGGAAAGCTTTGGCATCCAGGTTGGCATCACTGCAGGCTTTGAAGGATGGGCGCAGGGCATCACCATCCACTAGGATGGAAGCCAGCACACACCTTTCAGCATCCAGATCACAAGGGGGAAGCTGTGGTTTGTGGTTTGTCATAGGTGGGATGTAGAGGAAGGCAGGCTGCTGTGGGGGTGCAGCCTGTCAACCTGTTGGAGTTAGAAGCCTGGTTCAGCTGTAGGATCTACCTGGTTCACAAAAGGGTGGAATTTCGTCACCTTGCAGATCAGCTTCTGCTCACCACTGCTGAAGGTCACTTCTTCCTGCACCACTGTCACCTTCAGCATACAGCCTTCAGCTTGGCTGAGGAAGGCACGCAGCTCATCCTGGGATTTACCAGGCAAGCCCACCTTCTTCCCTGTGGCAGTGCCCACAAAGGCAGCAGCGCGCTTGAGTGCGCCATCTGTGCTACCAAAGAAGGTATCATTGACCTTAGTGCTGTCCTTAGTGGTGAGCAGCACCTTTACCTTGGCATCATTCTTCTGGGTGAAGCTCACATCCTCATCACGGATCTTGCAGACCTTCACCAGATATTCACCTGGTGAGCTGATGGCTGTGAGTTTTGGGCGGGGGCTGTTATTGTTTTGGTAGGTCATTGATATCAGGGTTAAAGGGTTTGACTGTCAGAGTGCCATCATTGAGCAGCTGCTGTAGAAGGATGGCTGTGGCAGGATTGTCAGTGGTGACAAAGCCACGGCCTGTATATAGGTAAGGCTTACCAGCTGGCCAGGGTGGGCTATCCTGGACACAGTGGAAGTAGTAGCAGGGGCTTTTGCTTTTGTCATTGGGCAGCATCACTTCAGCCACCCAGGTCTTGCGCGCGCTCATCAGGCAAAGGTGATGGCTTCAGCTTCACCCTTGGTGGGGTAAGGCTGCAGGGTGTGGATCTGCTTGGGATAGGTAGGATAGCTATCAAAGGCAGTGCAGGCTTTATAGGCTTCAATGGCTTGGGTAAGCAGCACACCACCTTCAGCAATCAGCTGGCTGGACAATTCAAAGCAGCCTGTGGCATTGGGTGCAGCCTTCTCAGCACAGATCATCTTAAAGCCCTGTGGCCGTTCACCAAAAATCTGCTTATACATCAGGCAATAGAAGGCAGCTTGAAGGTGATAGCCCCTTTTATATGTGGTGGCTAAGACATTGCGGGGGGTAATGTAATCACCAAAGGTCTTAAGGTCTATGATCCAGCCATCTGTGGTGATCATATCCAGCTGGGATTTCATCTTGATGCCATCATAGGTGGTGGCCAGGCACAGCTCAGTGGCCAGGGGAGTGATGCCCCAATGCTTCAGCTCATCATTGAGTGCCTTGCCAGCGCGCATAGCTTCCTCAAGCTCATCCTTGTCGGCCACTGTCTTGCCCTGGCTTACCTGGTCAAAGTTATCCCACCAGGCAATGGCTTCCAGGGTGGCAGGGGTAGGCTTCTTAGCTGTGCGCTGCTTCTCAGTGGGCTTCTTAGGGGCATCATCAGGCAGGGTGATTACCTGGCTGGCAAATAGGTCAGGCTGCAGGCAGAAAAGGTGTGTCAGGCTTCCAATGCGCAGGGCAGGGGTTTCCTTCTTAGCCCCATCCAGGTATGCTTTGTAGTGGCCTGGGCTGCGGAGGATCTCCTTGCTGCCAGATTGATTGAGTGCCTGGTGTGCATCATAGGCAGCACGATCCCAAGGGAAGGTGGCCAGGGCTTGGATCTGTTCTTTAGTTATCATTTTTGGTGTGTTTCGTTTTGTGGTTTGTTGGGATGAGAAAAGGGAAATCAATGAAGCCATCATTGGCCATATTGCAGAATAGGGCTGCATCAGCCTGGGTGGTAAAGCGCAGGATCTGGCCACCATAGATGAGGAAGCCAGGTGAGTGCTTAAAGCTGCCACCTTCCACCAGGATGAATTGCCTGGTGATGCCATTGGCATCCTGGCCAGCCTGTGGGCTGTATTTAGGCAGGGGGCTGAGCTTACTCATTGGGGTGCTTGCGTCTGTAGTCAGCGCGCCAGGTTTCAATGCAGCGCAGACGCAGCTCAGCTTCTCGCAGATCCCATTGGAGCTGTCTATTGATGCTGGCCAATTCCTTCTGCTGGTGGATCAGGTTGGCCACAATATCCAGCACCTGATTGAAACGCTGCTCAAGTGGTATGCCCTGGGGCTGTGGTAAATCGTTAATCATATTATTTTATTTATACACCACACATACCTTCACACTCTGATTGAAAATCAAAGTTGATCTGGTTTTTATTTTTGTCAGTAAAATCAATTTCTCCCAAAGGCTTGCAGCTTCTGTGCAGAAACACCTCCATCTGTAAGCCCCCAGGGTTTTCATTTTGCAATTTTCGATATGTAATATCAAAGGCCACAGCCTTTTGGAAATGTTCAGGATCATCTGTTTTAAGCCTTAGCCACTCATCATTGGAGTGAAAGGGGCAATAATAGCAGGCAGACCTTGGTGGCTCAGGATAATTATTCTTCACCATCCATTCAAGGCAATGTGCCCTGGTCATTCTCTTTTCAATCAAAGGCCATCTGGCTTGCTGCCAGGGGTAAGGCATTACCTTCATCCTTTGCATTTCATCATAGGAAATACCTATCCAGCTTGTGACAGTCAGCTGCTTCTGCCCCCACTTTATATTGCATCTTTTTTTTACCTCTTGAGTAATGGGCTTTACTTTAAAATCCGCAGTGCAGGCGCGACCTAGTGCAGCCCTTACCTCACCACTCTTAGTCAATCCAAAGACAGGGATATTTAATCTTAAATATGTCAGTGGCTTATCTGAATAAATTGATTTATTTTTTGTCCGTATTTTTAGCACATCATCTGTTAGGCTTCCCTTACTTACCCTGATCACAGGGAAAGGAAGCTGCTTTTCCAGCCACTCAAGCCATAGATAAACAGATGATGGCTCAGCTTGGGTATCAGCAAAGATTGCAAAGTCAGGCATTGGGGTGATCTCACCTTTAGCTGCCATCAATGCCAAGCAGGATGATTGAACCCCTGCCCCAAGGTTAAGCACATTATATTTTGTGGCTGTTGGGGGTTCAAAAAAACTCATAGGGCTTTGATCTGCTTGATGATCTCATCAGCCTGGGCTTGGCTTTCCCTAGAATAAAAGAAGCCCTTGCGCACTGCCAGGTCAGCCAGCTGCTTGGCCAGGGTGATGGCAGGGCTTATGGGCTTTGCCTGCAGCTGTGCCTTGAGCTGCTGAGCTTCTTCCAAGGCCAGCTGGTATAGCAGCCAGGTGTGATCAAAGGTGGCCTTGCTCACATATTGCTTGGCCTGGGCTTCAAGGGCTGCTTCAGCCAGCTTGATTGGGATAAGGTTACTCATTGGCCTTGGGCTTGGGCTTGGATGCCTTGGCCTTATCCAGCTGCCTGGCTGTGATGCTGATGGCCTTCCTGATGTGCCTATCAGGGATACCTTCAGCCAGGAGATCCAGGGCAATGCCCTGCTTCTGGGTGGCCGTCAGCAGATGTGCCTTGGGGTATCTGTAGCCAGCCTGGTTATTGCCAGCTGCAGCCTTAAGGAAAGGGGCAGGCTTATCCATTGGCCTGCGCGCGCTCATTGATGGCCTTCAAGAAAGCCTGGCACATCTTAGGGGATGTGGTCAGGTCAACCTGGTAAATGGTCTGCAGATTTCGCAGGGTGTCACCTTCAGTCAGCCAGCCCTTCTGCACCAGGATCTGGTCAGCAGCCTTGAGCTGGCCAGGGTTAAGGTGGCCTAAGCTATCAAAATACCACAGGGGATGGGTGGCTGGCATAGCTTCAGCTGCAGCAGGCTTGGCCTGGTAAGGCATAGGCTGCTGGCTGTAGGGCTTGGGCTTGCTGGCTGCATTGCCATCATCATCCATATCAGTGGCCACCCCTGCAATGGTAGCCAGGGCATATCTGCGGAGGTAGGTCAGGGCTGATCCTGTATCCTGCAGCTTACCACCACCCTTGATACCCAGCTCACCAAATTCAAAGATGTGGCCACTGATGTGAACCACCTTTGTCTGGATGCTTACACGCTCATCAGATGTGTTGGCCACCTGGATGAAGGCCAGGCCATAGGCAGCAAAGGCTGGCTTGATTTGGGCGAGTAAATCACCTAGCCCAAAATAGCTGGATTTGAAATGTGGATTGATGCGCTTGGCTTCCACATTCTCACAGCTGGCAATGGCCAGCACCAGGGCTTCAGTTGGGCTAAGCTTCCTGATCTCATCAGACAGCAGCACAGGGGTGAGGATGGGGGTGGTGGCCTGATCAGCAGCAGGCTGGCTGTCTTTGCGTTTACTCATTGGTGTATTGGGTGGGTGGGTGGAAAAGTGGGGAAGCTCCTGGAGGGATTTGAACCCACAGCCTTCTCATTACAAATGAGACGCACAGCCATTGTGCTACAGGAGCAGAAGGGCTTAACCCTGGGTGGCCTTGGCCTGCTTGCTCAGCTCAGCCTTCTCACAGGCTTGCAGATAATCTTCAAGGGCAGTGGGATTATCCAGGCTGATGCGCTTGGATTTGCCAGAAGCTCCAAGCCCCAAGCTCCAGGCTGTCTTGCCATTGATCAGCACAGGCTTCAGCTTGCGCGCGATCGTGCCACAGGGCAGGATGACATAGGGGGTGTTGCCAATAGGGGTGATGGTGGGGGTGGGTGTTTTAGCCATAGGATTATTATTTTCTGGGTGATAGATTGAGTGAGTGATCAAGGATCAGCAGGGCATCTGCTGTCTTAAGGGTAAGGCCATCCACCCAGGGGAAACGCCTGGAAGCTTCTGCCTTCAAAGCTGATTTCCAATTGGAGCTGCCAGCCTTGGTGATGCCCAGGCCAGCCTGCCAGGTCTGAGGGGATACCAAGATCACCCTGTGCTGACGGCCAATGCACCAGCCTTCAATCCAGCCACAGCTTTTGCCCAGCTTAAAGGCTGCGCTGCTGGGGATGATGCGGCCAACAAAGGGTGGCACTTTCTCCAGGTAGATGGTGCAGCCAAAGGGGATCAGATTGGCCAGCTCAGCCATATCCTCAGGCATAGGATGCAGAAGGATGCTGTTATCAGGGAGCAGCAAGGCAATGCCACCAGACATACCTGGATCGATTGCTGCTGCTGTAGCTTGGGTGAGTGTTGCCAAAGGTGGTTTTTCTGTAGGATTATCTTAAGAGTGCTGCCTTGCGCTTGGTGATGCCTGGGCATCTGCCAATGTCAAACCCCCTTTGCCTGTATCCATTGAAGCCCAGATTGTGGATGGCATACAGATCCACCAGGGTAGGCTTCCTGCCTGTGGCCTTGGTAAACCTGGCAGCATTGAGAGTGAGCCAGCTGTGCAGATAAGATCTGGCAATGGTGGCATCAAGGGCTTTGTGGTAAGGGTAGGCATCAAGGCCATTGGCTGCGCGCCAGGCTGTGGTGTCTTGCCAGCTGGGGTAATGGAATTGAGCCAGGCCAAGGCCAGCACCCCTATCCCCTACAGCTGCAGGATTTCCGCTGCTTTCAATGGCAATGATTTTATCCAGCTGTGCTGGGGTAATAGCTGCCATAGATGATGCGCAGGATAGCAGCAGGGCTGGGATGTATGTGATGCTGTATGTCATCCTGTATGTCATTTACGCACAGGCATTGCATACCCCTTCTGCACTTCACCATCTTGCCAAGTCACTCTGTAGCTCAGTGCCAGAAAGCCACCATAGGCAATGTGTGCATCCAGCCAGGCTTCAGTGCAGCCAGCCAGGGTAGCCAAGTGCTTCTGCTCATCAGCCAGGATCTCCTTGGCCTTCTTCAGCACAGCCTTCTCTGTCATATCCCCAAAGAGGATGCGATCATTGAGATAATAAAATTCCTGCAGCAGATTGTGCAGGCAGAAGGTGGCCAGGTCTTTGCTCATCTGCAGTGGTGGGGGGGTGTAATTCATATGCTTGTTATTTGCTGACCTTTGGCAAACGGGATTTAGCGCGCAGCTTGGGGGTGTATCTTTTGCCATCAGCCACCAGCTGTGCTTCCTTGCAAAACCTACCCACTGTATCCTTTGAGCAGCCAGCCAGGGGTGCTATCTTATAGATAGGCCAGCCCTTCTTAATGAGTGGTGGCACGATCTGCATCAACTTTTCCCTGCACACATCTTTTCTATAGGGCTGCTGGTGATGCCAATCAATGGCCAGCAGCTCTACATATTTATAAGCTGAACACTCAGTGAGTGCCTGGCCTTTCCAGACCAGCCTGCCAGCCAGGTCAGATCTGGTGATGCGCTCAGCATTGGCCTGCTCAATGATGGGCTTGAAGGCCATCAGCCTTTGATGCAGCAGTGGGCTTACCAAGTGGCCATTGGGTGCTACCACTTTGCTTTGGGGGTTTCGTTTCTTCATAGGTTTATAGGGTAGATTATTTATCCCACCTGATCTTCACCAGGGTGGGGTGGCGCATTGAGCCATTGGGGGTGATCTCCTGGCACTGCACTTCAGCCACCTTGCCAATGTAAAGGTGGGGCTGGTCACTGATAGCCAGGCGCAGCTCATCACTCAGGCCAGATCCAACAGCCACCACTGTGCCCAGGTAATTAATCAGCAGCGCGCCAGCTGCACCATCAAACCTACCCTTCCCAGGGACAAAGCCCACAATGGGGCAATCATAGGTTTCAGATCCCTTCAGCTTGATCCAGGCTTTGCTGCGCTTGCCCTGGTAATAGGGGGCTTCTATGTCCTTAAGCACCACACCTTCCCAGCCCAGGCTGATAGCCTTCTGCACCAGGGCTTCAGGATCAATGCAGCTGGTGGTGATGGTATCAAAGATGGGCACTTGCTTGATCCTTTCAGATGAGTGCAGGCCAGCCTTATCAAAGGCATCAGTGATGGCCTTCCTTCTGTCCAGGTAAGGCACACCATCAGTGGCCACCCAGCCTTCTACCCAGGGCAGATCAAAGATGGCAAAGATACCATCAGCATCTGTGTCATCCTTCTTCATCAGCTTGCCAGCCCCATCATAGAAGCCAGCACCAGCAATGGCTTCACCATCAAAGCTGCAGGGCTTGCCAATGGCAGCACCCAGCTTGAGCAGATCAGGCGCGCAGCTACCCAGGGTGGTAAGGGGGTGGCCGTTTCTGGTCTGGAATGTCACCCACCCTTGGGCTGCATCCACTGTGGCAATCACCCTGATGCCATCCAGCTTTGGCTCAATAGCCCAGAAGCGATCACCCAGGGTATCCAGATTGGGCAGGCTGGTGGCCAGCATAGGGCTGAAGATCTTAAGCTGCATAGGTCACTTGCGCTTGGATGTGAACAGGGCACACAGGCTGATGCCCAGCACAATGGGGATCAGGATGGTGAGGAAGAAAAGCACCAGGCCATCAATGCCTTGGCTGTAATCCTGGGGTGACAGGGGCTTGTCATAAGCAGCCCTGTGATTTGCGGGGGTGGTGGTGTGGTTTTTCATAGGGGAAAGATTAAGCCCAGATGCCAACAGCCTTATCCCAGCTGCCAACAGTGCAGCCCTTGCGCACCAGGCCGCACTCATTATAAGAAGCTTCCCTGGTGTAAGTGCGCAGGGAAGCAGGCAGAAGCCTGTAGCACTTATGGCCACCCTGGATCAGCTTCCAATACCTTAGCTGCTCAAGGTGCTTCTTCTGGATATCCAGGGCATCAAGCCACATCTGGGTATAGGGGGGGCAATAAGCTATCAAAGCCAGGTCAGATACCTTGGCCATCTCCAGCTTTGCCACCCAGAAGGGGGCTGCATATTCCAGCTGCTGCATTGTCCAGGTCTTGAGATCAGCACGATTGGCAGGGGCGTGGGGCTGGGGCATTTGGTTTGTCATAGGTGTGATGATATGTGGGTGAGAGTGATGGGAATGATCAGGCATTTTTAAGCTTAACAAGCTCAGCAGAAATCTGAAGAAATTGCTTTTGCAGCTCCTTATGCTTCTTACTGCCTTTGGCATAATCCTGCATTTTTGCCCAGATGAAGATATATTTTTCATCAAGGGCTTTGATCTGTTCAGCAATGGTGATTTCGTTTTTCATAGGTGGTATTTGGTGTGACCCCCACACCTTAGGCAAATGATGTGCCACCTGTCCAGCCCTAAAAGCAAATCATTTTAAGGTATCCCTGGCCTTATGCCTGGTGGCCTGCCTTTTCCGCAGCCAGATCACCTTGGCCAGCCTACCAGCCTTGGCCGTTTCCCCTGCTTTGGTGGCCTTCCTAAGCCATTTGGCTAGGTCAGGCAGGCTTGGCCTAGGGCTGGGGTGCATAGGGGGCTTAGAAGGCCAGCCAGCTGGGTGGGGTGCAAGCCTTCACTTCTGCCCCCTATCCCCAAAGCCCAGCCCCTTCCAGGCCAGCGCGCCCCCAATCAGGATACAGCTCACAAATAAGCCCAGGCTGAAATCCCTGCAATTCACCAGGGCTTGCTTGGCACTGTTCAGATTTCTTTCTAGGTTCTTATCATCAGCCACAAAGGTCTGCCCTGGCTGATCAGTGATCAGGAGTGCCATCACATTGCTATCTTGCAGGCTGTCTAAAATAAATTGGGCTGTGAAGTAAACAGTGGCAGCGCAGCACCCAGATATGATGATGCTACCCACCACAGCAATCAAGAGATTGGCAGGGTGCATCCCCCAGATCCTGGGCTGTGTTTCACTTCCTGCCATTGCGTTTTGTCTTAGCTTTCTTGGTGGCCTTCTTCAAGCCTGCTTTGGCTTCATTCACTTTGCCCTTCATCTTAGCTTCCAGAAATTGCAGGGTATAGTTTAGGATTTCAGGGCTGGCAAAGCCTGCTATGCCACAGATGCACACCCTAAGGTTTTCACTCTGCACATAATCCCTGGCAGCAAAGTTAACGAAATAGGCAGTGACCATAGCAGCTGCACCTGATCGCAGCATATATCCCCAGGATGGCCGATCTGTGCTGAGCAGCTGGCGCGCGATCATAGCTGCACCCCCAAGCATTGCACTGATCACCCCCTGCTTTAGTGCCTCATCCCCTGTGATACTTTCAAAGCCTGCTGATGGTGCTGCGCTCATTGTTCAGTGGGGGTAGGTGGCTCAGTGGGCTGGGTGGTGATTGTCTCTACCTTTGCACCTGGAGTCAGTAGGGCTTTGACCATCACCCAGGTCTTTACCCCCAGCACCAGGAGTGCCTGCAAGCTGGCCAGCCCCAGGGTGACACCAATCACCCAGGGGAAATAAGTGCTTTCAATTACCCAGGGCAGGGCAGATGTAAGAGCGCCACCCAGGATCACCAGGGCAGCAGACCACTTAGACACCCCAATGAAGTGGCCAAAGGCCAACAGGCCAACACCCAGGGCAAGCATACCAGCACCCAGGCCAGCCAGGATCAGCACCCTTTTCTCTTTGGCAGCAGCATCCAGCTCAAGCTGCTTATCATCACAGTGCTGCTTCAAGGCTGAGATTTCCAGCTGTGCCTGCTTCTGCTGGGCTTCCATCTTTGTCCAAAGGCCATCAAGCTCACCCTTGAGCTTCTGCCCATAGGCCACTGCCTCAGCTATGGCTTTGGGATCAGCAGCCTGCGCGCGCTGCCTGGCAAATGCCACATCACCTTCTGGGGCATTGGGCAAATAGGCTGCAGCAATAGACAGCTCAGCTTCCACCTTGGCAGGCTGGCCTTCCTTATTGGCTTCCCTGGCTACCTGGACAGAAGCAGCCACCCTGTGATCAGCTTTGTCTAGCTTGTCACCAAAGACCTGGGTGGTCTGCTCACCTGGTTCAGCCTGGGGTGTTGGCAGATCTTCCTTGGGCTGGCAGGATTGGAACAAAGCCAGCAGGCCAATCAGTGCCAGGCGCATTGGCTTACTTCTTAGCAGCAGCCAGCACAGCCTTGGCCTTTTCTTCAGCAGCCTTTAGCTTGGTAATATTGTTTCGATAGACCAGGATGCCTGTGGCCGCGCCTAAGAGGTAACAGGTGACAGATGTGATGAGCAGGATCATAGAGATTATTTTAATTTAAGCTGGGCAATCTTTGCATCTACCTGGGCAAGAGTGCCCACATAGGAAAGGTATGCAGTGAAGTAGCGCACAGGCTTGGTGGCCGTTGCCTTCAGGATAATCTTGCTGCCATTGTGAAGCAGGATGGTCTGCCCCTGGCTGGCCGTAACATTGTAGGGCTGGCCGTCACTGCCAGGGATGATAGGATTGGAAGGCATAGGATTAAGGATAATTGATGGGGATTGTGCCCTTGATGCCGTTAAACTTTATATAGATGTAAACATCAGCAGGGAAGGTGTCATATGTGGTGGTATATGTCCAATCTGCTGTGGTAGAAACAGAACCCTTTGCATCCTGTGAAATTGAACCATCAGCATTTTCCACATAGACTGTAGCAGCACTAGCAATGTATGCGCTGACAGGCTTAAAAGTTATAGTCCATTCACCAGGTGATGGAGAAGTGCCTGTGAACACACTGCCTTTGACATTTGCTATGGCAAATATGTCACCGAAATTTGCACCAGCCACAGGTGCAGTGGTGATCACTGTGCTGTCAGGGAAGGTTACACCTGTGGTGCTGATAGACAGAGTGCTGCCACCACCTGTAATTGTTACACCTGTGGGGGCAATAGATGTATTGTAAGAAGATCCAGAAACAGAAACTTCATCATAAGCAATGAAAGCGTTTTGGGTGTTGTCACCTGTCATCTGCACACCAAAGCCCCAGCCAGCCACTTCACTGTCATAGGTGGCATCAGCAATCTGCAATGTGCTGTCTAAAATGATTGGCTGGAAAGCCCCACTATACCAATTGCCCAAGTGACCACCCTGCCAATTAAGCTCATACCCCACAGCACAGATCAGGCTGATGCCATTGTAACCACCTGTGCTATTATCAAATGTGCCCTTGGTAATATTCTGCAAGCCTACTGCATCAAAGGTGATTGCACCTGTCATTGTGCCACCAGCCAGGGGAAGGAAAGAACCACCCCCGCCACCAGCAGCAATGGCTGCATCTGTTTCTGCAATGCTGTAAACATCCAGATTTGCGCGCGCAGTGACAACGCTGGTCACATCAGATAGGTCATTTGCCTGGCGCAGATAACGGCCATCACCTGTTGCCTCAGTCAGCACAGGATCAAGGGTGACTGCATTGACTGTGGTTTCATCTACCACAGATGAGCGCAGGGTGCAGGGGATTTGCAGGATGGTCTGGGTATCAGTGCCATCAGCAATCTCTACTTCCAGGGTGGTCTGGATGCTTTCAGCCCCATCAAGATAGCTGATTGCATTGGCCGTATTGATATCCAGATCACCTTCAAAGCCAGCAAAGGAAAGCAGGCCAGCACTGCCACCTGTCAGGCCACCAGCTCCTGGCTCAGCTGTAACAGTGATATCATAGGCATAAGCCCCCACCTGTTGCACACTGACCTTATCCAGCAGGGCATCTTTGCTCAGTGCGTTTTGCACTTCAAGGGCAGTGCTGCCCACAGCAATTGCTGATGTGCTTACATCTGTGCCTGTGTCTGCATCAAAGCCCAGGGTGAAAGTGCCAGCCTTAGGGTCAGGGCTGATGCTTGCGCGATAAGTGGCGCGCGCACCATCCCAGGCAGAAAGCACAGAAGTGCTGATTGTGCTTGGGGTGATGGCCGTGAAGCTTGTGGCCAGGGCAGCGACATTCTGCTGCAAATGCACCAGCACGATCTCAGGGGTGGTGGCATCACCTTCCTGCAGGACAGAAATGCCAACAGTGCTGAGGGGGATGAGCGCGCTGCCATCACCTGTGAAAGCACCCCTGCTGCCATTGTTGACAAATTTGATGGCATAATTGTCACCTGTCTTGCTGACTGTCACCCCACCAGCAGCTGTAATGCTGGCCAAAGCATTAAGGTCAGTTTGAAGATTTGCAGCTGTGACAGCATAGCTTTGATTTGATGTAGTATTCCCACCAAAGGTAAGGTGGAAATGGCCAGATGTAGGGCTGGCATCAATAGCACCAATGGCCACCTTGATCCCTGGAGTGCCAAGGCCAGCCACTTCCTGGCGGGGGTAAGTGCCCAGCCCTGTCTGCTCAATAAAGTAAATGCGCAGCTTGGCCATATCACCCAGGAAGAAGCTGGGATTGCTGATGGGGCTGGTGCTGCTGTAAGTGGCATAGGCCAGCCCAGCAGACACATCAATGAACAGGCTTTGGGTGGTAGGTAATGGCATCGGCTTCTAAAATTGCTGATAGGTCAATCAGTGGCATCTGGGGAAACAGACCTTAAGACCAGCCCACCAAATTGCACCCAGGTATCCAGGCCACCATTGATTTGATGTGTGACCACATTGGTGGGCAGAGTAGTGCCAGCCATCAAAGCTTCATAAGATGATTGAAGGGCTACCACCACAATGGGGATTTCACTGACTGTGGCAGCATTGACCTGGTAGCTGTAGCCAAAAGGCGCGCCAGGATCTGCCACCCATTGGGCTGTGCTGGTCAGCACTTCAAAGAACCCTGTATAAGTGCGGCCAATAAACCAGGGGTGATCTAGGAGCAGCATCTGATTTAGTGGCCACTCTGTCTGGTAAGGCACATACCCAGAAGGGGGTGTGGTGGGCACTGATCCAGGGATGCCAGGATTGCCTGAGGTATAGCCATTGATCCCATCATTGGGGGTAACATACCTAACACCTGGGGCATATTGTGGTTCATAGGCATAAAAGACCTGGCTGCAATTGCACCCCAGATACATCTCACCATTGGGCAAAGGGATGGGTGCAAACATCAAAGCAGCTGGAGTAGCTGCCAATGAGCTGCTTGCCCCCTGGCCTGTATAGCCATCACTGAAATAATTAGACGCGCTGCTGTAGGCATCAGCATCATAGCTGACCACAGGGGATTGGATGGCTGTGTGCAGTGGCCTTAATACCAGACGCATCCCATTGGTGGTGCTGGCTGGCTCATAAAGCGACCAGGTGCGGAAGCTTGCCCCATCCACTTCCACAGCTGGGCTGGCTGTGCCCCCTGTGTGCCTGTCATTCTTCTGATACACCAGGCCATTGAGCTGCACAATTGATGCGCTGGTGGCTGCTGGTGTGCCCCATACAGGTGGGCTTTCAGTCAGCCTGGCATAATACCCATTGGGATAATAATCAGACATTGAACCAATACCAATATGCCCCTGATGGGGATGTGGCTACCCTGGCAGTGATCAAGCTGGCGCGCACCAGCTGGCTGATCTGCAGGCTGTTGCCTGTCTTTGTCACTGAAGCAAGGGCAAGATGCCCCAGGCTGGCTGTGTCAGCTGGCAAGGTGGCAGCAAATAATATTTCAACAGTGGCTGGAAAGGGTGTGCCACTTGCCCTGGTAGCTTTCAGATAGATATACCCTGTGGCACTTACTGCCAGCTGTGGGATGGTAGCTGCATCAATGAAATTGCCCCCAATCGTTGGGATCACTTTGTTTACCGATCCAGGCTGCACAGACACAGCAGGGGCTGTGGCACTGATGGCATTGGTGTAAACCTCAAGGGCAGCGCGCTTCCTGCCTGGGGTGTCCACATTTAGGCTGTAGCCCTTGCTATCACTTGTGAAGGTGTAGCCCACACCTGGCTGCAGCTTGCTCATTAATTGTGTGTTTCGTAGATGAAGCTATGCCAGCCACCTGTGGCCACCCTGAAGGTAAAGCGCACTTTATACACATTGGCATAAAGCTCATAATTGCAGGATGTCAGCAGGCCATATCTGATGTGATAAGCACTGATGGGCTTAAGCACAGGGGGTATGATCATATCAGCTGCACCAGGGATTGTGTTGAATGTCTTGCCCACCATCTTCTGATTATTCAGCAGGATTTCCTTACTGTTTGTATAGTAAGTGCCTGAAAATTGTAGGTCTGGTGCAAGGTAGCTTTTCACCCCCACCAGGGCATTTGACAGCGCAGCTGCATTGGTAAGAGGGAAAGCCCTATCAGCAATATCCCAGCCCAGATCCTTAAGGGGTTTGCCTGATGTGCCAGCCTTGCCTGTGGCAAAGTTAGGATGCACTTCAATGGGCTGTGTGCTTAGGGCTGTATCACCAGACACCATCACCCTGGTCATCTGGCCTGCAGCCAGGCCAACATAATCAGCTGAGATCGTGGCCAGGTCATTATCATTGATTGAATAGGTGGCCTTATGGCAAAGCAGACGGCCATCCTTTGGGTGGGCTTCATTCTCCTTGGGCTTCTTTGACTCAGCAGAGTTAGCATCACAGATGAAGGTCAGCCTGGATGTGAGCAGGCCAAAGCCATCATTCTCAATTGTCCAGCCAGGCTGGAGCTGTGGGGTGGTGAGCTTATCACCCTGATATTTTTTGGCCATAGGTTAGACAGTGAACATTGATTGATTGGGATCTTTAGTGAAATCCACACCCTGCATTTTGCCAGATGCGATTTCCTCGCGCAGCTCCACCACTGCCTTGAGGATTTCCTTCTCGGTTTCAGCAATGCTTTTAAGGTATTCAGGAGCAGGATCAGATGGGATGAATTCACCTGCCATAGCACCCCCGATTTCTCGCAGGCTGGACACAGTAAGCTTGGCATTTTTGGCAGCTTCCTTGGCCTTATCATCCTTTACCTTCTGGGCTTCATCAAGATCCTGGGCTGTGCGCTTGGCATCATTCTTTGCAGCTGCTTCCTTATCCTTTTCCAGATCGGCCTGGCCTTTTGCAATGTCAGTCAAAGCCAAAGCCACAGCTTCTGCATTAAGCCTTTCCATTTCCAATTCAGTAAGGGCTGCAGCTGAGCCAGCACCAGCTGCAGATCTAGCCAGGGCTGCAGCTTCCCTGCGTTTCTTAAGGATGGCCAGCACTTCTTCTTGTGCCTTAAGGTCTTTTGCTGCAGATGCAGGGCTAAGCACAATGC